TTCCCGGTACCGGCTCGGTTTCTGCCACAAAAACTACTCGACCAGCGCAGCACCGTACACAAGCCACACCCTCAGTAACGCTCCCTTTTAAAACCCCCGCCCTGCCCCATTCCCAATGGGTTTGGGTGAGCTTTGCCCGAAATCCGAGGTGGACCATGGAAATCGACATCGCCATCACCGCAAAACTGCCCCGCGACCACGCTGAGGCACTGCTCGTTGAGTTACGTGCGCAGTACGCGGTGCTGCTCAACGAGCACTGGTATGACGACCGCTTTCGCATGATCCCCGAAGGTTTGCGGCATGGCTCGTTGCTGGTGGCCTTCCCTGCGATGGCTGCACGAAAAAGCCTGATTGGCGCCCTTAAACACAGCCTCGACGAAGCGAAGTAAGCCACGATGGAAATGAAAGAAAGGCTGCGCGCCGACGTCATCCAACGCATTGAGCGGGATTACCAGCTCAAGCACATGCGCGGCACCGACTATATGCGTAAGGGCGTTTGCCCTGCCTGCGGCCAGAAGACCCTCTACACCTTCTACAACGCGCCCTGGACACTGATCTGTGGACGGCCGGAAAAGTGCGACCACCGTGTACATGTAAAAGACGTTTACGACGACCTGTTCAACGACTGGAGCAAGACCGCGCCGTCAACGCCGGAGAACCCGCTTGCCACTGCGCGCGCCTATCTGGAGTTTGCACGGGGATTCAAATTTGAGCTGATCGCCGGTTGGTTCACCCAGGAAAACTACTGGGACAGTCGACTGAACATCGGCAGTGCCACGGTGCGTTTCGCCCTGGAAAAAGGTGGGTACTGGGAACGGCTGATCGATCGGCCAGACCGCTTTGGCAAGATGAAAGCGCGCTTCCGCCCTACCGGCGAAGGCTTGACTGGTTACAAAGGCGTCTGGTGGTGCCCGCCGAGCTTGGACCTGCTGGAGGTCGACGAACTCTGGATAACAGAGGGCATCTTCGACGCCATCGCGTTGCTGCATAACGACGTGTCGGCCGTGTCGATGATGTCCAGCGCCCCCTGCCCGATCGACTCACTCAAGGCCCTGGCCAAACTGCGTCACGACGCCGACAAGCGCTTGCCACTGCTGGTGTGGGCACTGGATAACGAGCCCGTCGCCAAGGCCAACATACGCCGCTGGGCGAAAGAAGCCCGTGACCTGGGCTTCACCTGCAAGGCGGCAGTGATCCCGCAGCCCAACGGTAAAAAGGTTGATTGGAATGACCTGCACCTGCGCTGGAAGCCGATCGAGGGCGATGACAAACGTGCCGAGCGAATAGAGCAGGATCTCGACGAAGCCCGCCACCACGGCGACTTGCTGCTGGCTGATTCGGCAGAGGAAAAGGGGTTCCTGATCTACCTGCGCGACGAGCGCAAGGAATTCAACTTCACGTTCCGCAAGCGCCTGTACTGGTTTCGGCTGGACCTTGATAAGTACGACCGTGCCATGGGCGATCTGGAAAGCTCTGAGCGGCATGAAGACCAACTGCTGACTGATGAACAGCGGCGCTACAAGGCTCTGCGCCAATCAGGGTCAGTGACCAGCATCGCCAACTGCAATTTCCAGGCGCTGTATTACATGCGCAACGACTTGACCGATGAGGCCTGGTACTACTTCCGCATCGAGCGCCCACAGGGGCTGGCGATTAAAAGCACGTTCACGGCCAAACAACTCACGTCGGCACCCGAGTTCGCAAATCGTCTGCTCAACGTCTCCAATGGCGCGATGTTTGAGGGCAGCGCCCAGCAGCTGAAACGAATTCTGGCGCCCCAGCTCGACAACCTCAAAACCGTCAACACCATCGAATGGATCGGCTACAGCCGCGACCATGGCGCCTACGTCTTCAACGACCTGGCCTTTCACGCCGGCAAGGTGCAGGTCCGCAACAAGGAAGACTTCTTCGACCTGGGCAAACTGAGCATCAAATCGCAGAGCCAGTCGCCGGTGCTGCACATCAATACCGACCTCAATACCTACAACGAAGGTTGGTTCGACATCTATTGGCGCTGCTTTGGTGTGCAGGGGCTGGTGGTGCTGGCCTGGTGGCTGGGCGCGTTGCACGCCGAGCAGATCCGCCAGATCCACAAGTCACTGATGTTCCTGGAACTGGTTGGCGAAGCCGGCTCGGGCAAGACCACCCTGGTGGAACTGCTGTGGAAGTCGGTCGGGCGTACTGATTACGAAGGCTTCGACCCGTCCAAAGCGACCCCCGCCAGCCGTGCGCGCAACTTTTCGCAGGTCAGCAACTTGCCGGTGGTGCTGATCGAGTCCGAGCGCGAACAAAAGGAAGGCCAGCCGGTTAAACACTTCGACTGGGACGAACTTAAAACCGCCTACAACGGCCGCAGCGTTCGCTCCACCGGCGTGAAAAACAACGGAAACGACACCCACGAACCGCCATTCCGCGCCGCCTTGCTGATTGCGCAAAACAACCCGGTGAACGCATCTGAGCCAATCCTGCAGCGTATCTGCCACGTCCACCTGACACGTGAGCACCACACGCCGGAGACCAAGCAGTACGCCGAGCAGCTGGAGCGCATGCCGATGGACAGCATCAGCGGCTTCCTGGTCAAGGCGCTGCAACGCGAAACCGAAACCATGCGCCTGATGGAAGAAAACACTTCCGGCTACGAACAGGAGCTGCTGGCCCAGCCCGGTGTGCGCACCGTGCGTATCGCCAAGAACCACGCCCAATTGCGCAGCCTGGTGGATGCACTGGCCGGTGTCGTGCCGCTCGGTGAACACCGCAAGGCCCTCGCACACGCTGAAATCAGCCGCATGGCCCTGGAGCGGCAGCAGGCAATCAACGCCGACCACCCCACCGTGCGCGAGTTTTGGGACCTGTACGAATTCCTCAATGGCATGGACGAGAAAGCCGCGCTGAACCATGCGCGTCGCGATGGGCTGATCGCCGTGAACCTCAACGAGTTCGTAGAGATGGCCGCCAATAAAAGGCAGCAGGTCCCGCCTTTGAGCGACCTTAAACGCCTGCTGAAGACGAGCAAATCACCCAAGTTTCTGGAGTCGAACAAGCCCATCAACTCGGCGCGCCAGGTCGACGCATTCGACAAGCCTAAAACCATTCGCTGCTGGGTATTCCAGGGCGTGTAACTACAGGACCGGCCTTGGGAGGGCACAGATATGAAGTGGGCAGTAAAACGAAACAGAGATGGCCAGATTCAGCAGAACTGCTGGATCACCGACAGCGGTTACACCGTCGCCGAGTGCCGGCTGCCAGAGGCGCGCTACCCAGTCACCCGACCTGGAGCAGAACTGCCTTTCGCTTATGCAAAGGACCGGGACGAAGTCGTTGCAATCATTGAGCAGGACCAGGTCAAACCGGCCTGAAAAAACGATCGCAGGGGCTGCAACCCCTCGACATCAACTACCCAAAGGAGAAGCACCATGCACGTACAAGTCATCACCGGCGACGGCCAACAGGGCGAAACCAACCGCCTTCGGCACCTGAAAGAGCTGAAGGACTGGTTTAACGAGTCCGGGAAGATCGTTCACGCCGAAGCCTACGACTCCGCCGGCCTGGTAGCGATCCTGGAGGTTCGTGCGGTAAGCGACAAAGAAATTCTGGTGCTTGAGTGCAGCCGGGATCAGATCCAGGCAGTGCTGGAATGGCAGTCAGCAACTGATGAGGTGGTTGAGTTTGAAAACCTGCTGCTGCACCTGGTGCGCAAGCAAAACCCACCCGGCGAAAGCCAATAAGAAGGTGGTGCCGAGGGGCTGCAACCCCTCGACACCGACCACCCAAAGGAGAAGCACCATGCAAGTGAATCAACCCAAAGGCGGCAACGTAGAGGCTACCACACCGCGATACGACACCATCGTTATCCGTGGGGCACAAGGTTCTGCTGTGCCGAAAGAAGTAGATGGCGGTGAAGTTGTTTCGTGGAGTCGCGGCCATGAACTGGCAGGTCTGAACGCCTTGGAAGAGTTCGTTGAAGATCTGGCCGCTGGCGACTGCTCGTACCCGACATTTATCGCTGAGCGAGCGCAGAAAGCCCTAGACCTCATGAAGCTGCGACGCGCCCTTGGTTGGGCTACAGATCCGGTCCCTACCGAAACTGAACAGGGAGGGGAGTAATCATGTCCGAATTTTTCTACAAATCCAGCGAACCGGCAGCCGTCTCCATTGTTCGCAAATTTTATGCTCAGAAGGACATCCTCATCGCACAAATGGCGGTGCTCGGCTCACTGTTCGGCGGCAAGGTCGCACCGATGCGTGATGTCGACTCCTACTTCGCCGGCGGCGTAAAAATCAGTGGTGGCGCCGAGCTAGATGTGCACTGGTGCCGTCCCGATGATCAAGGTTATCGGGCACTGCGAGTTGCTGCCAAGCCAGGAAAAGGCATCCCGAAAGAGGAAAGAGCAGCCATTCGGGCCGAGCATGAGCGCCTCATCGCGCTGTGGAAGGAGCATTGCCCAAAACGCTTGAGCAGCACCGAGTACTGGGATCGACTCGGCGTAAATAACGGCAGCCTGTGGTTGTGTGGCGGTATCAAGTTTGAACTCAAGGGCACCGCCTACTTTCACCTGGGCTTCCAGATTAATAAAGCTGAACACCACGCCAATGTCGCGGCAGGGCAGCCGTCGAGTGGGTGGATCGACGGAGCGGTTGAGATTCTGGCGAGCGAATTCCAGGCCGCACGCGCGGCGAAGTTGAAGGAAGTCGAGGTGTCCAATGCTTAAACGCACCCTCACCCACTTCCACCTCTGCTGCGGCCTTGGCAGCGGCGCCGCTGGTTTCAGCGACTCCAAACCAGTCCTGGGCCCCGTGCAAGCTGAATGGCGTTGCCTGGGCGGTGTCGACGTCGACCCAGCCGGCTTGCGCGACTTTCAGATGATGACCGGTGTGCCTGGCACGCTGATGGATCTGTTCACATGCGAGCAATTCACCGCGTTCCACGGCCAGCAGCCACCCGCCAGCTGGAAGGAAGCCACGGCCGAGGACTTGCGCCGCGCCGCCGGCAATGAAGACCCGGACGCAGTGTTCATCAGCAGCCCCTGCAAAGGGGCCTCGGGCCTGCTGTCCGAGACCATGAGCCAGACGCCGAAGTACCGCGCGCTCAATGAGCTGACGTTGCGCTGTGTGTGGCTGATGTGCGAAGCCTGGAAGCACAACCCGGTGTCACTGATCGTGTTCGAGAATGTGCCGCGCCTAGCAACGCGTGGCAGGTACCTGCTGGACCAGATCACCAAACTGCTCCGGCACTACGGCTACGCGGTGGCCGAAACTACCCACGATTGCGGTGAGATCGGCGGATTGGCCCAGAGCCGCAAGCGCTTCTTGCTGGTGGCCAGGCACGTCGAGAAAGTGCCGGCGTTCTTGTACGAACCGGAAAAACGCAGCCTGCGCGCCGTCGGTGACGTGCTGAGCCGCATGCCGCTGGCCGGCGACATCGATCAGGCGGGGCCTATGCACCGGGTGCCGGCGTTGCAGTGGAAAACCTGGGTACGCTTGGCCCTGGTGGAGGCCGGGAAGGATTGGCGCAGCCTGAGCCGGTTTGCGATCAAGGACGGTCACCTGCGTGACTTTGTGATCGTGCCGGAATACCACAACGGCGTACTCGGGGTTGTCGATTGGGAAGATACAGCCGGCGTGGTAGCAGGTGCGAGCCGCCCCATGAACGGCAAGTTTTCCGTGGCGGATCCTCGTCCGACCAGTAAATTCGAATACACCCAGTACGGTGTGCTGCCCTACAACCGCCACTGCGGCGTGGTCACCGGCCAACGCAGCCCAGGGCAAGGGACATTCAGCGTTGCAGACCCACGCATGGGCGGCGAGCGCCATAACAACGTATTTCGGGTAGTTCGCAATAACCAAGCAGCCGGCACTGTCACCGCAGGGCACGGGCCCAGCTCCGGCGGACAGGCCGTGGCCGACCCTCGACAACCGTCCAAGGGCTTCGGCAAGTACTTGGTCACCGACTACAGCAAGCCGGCCGGCACCGTCATTGCTGGCAGCACCACCGGGCAAGGCGCTTTCGCTGTGGCAGATCCTACCTACAAAAACTGGCACCCGAACGCCAGCACCCAAAAGCTGCGGATAACGCCCTGGTGCGAGAACGCCAAGACCGTGACCGGCTCACAACAGGTTACCAGCGGGGCCTTATCGATCGCAGACCCGCGCCCAGGCATGTCGCGCACCAAGGGCGATGCGTACCTGACAGGCGGGCATTATGGAGTGGTCGACTACAAAACGCCGGCAGGCGCCGTGTCCGCCAGCGCCTGTCACGACAACGGCCGGTGGTCGGTTGCCGACCAGCGCATGCCAGCGTCCAACGACCGGCTGACCTGCATGATCACCAGCCTCGACGGCACCTGGCACCGACCGTTCACCACCCTGGAGCTGGCCGCGTTGCAATCGCTGTTTGATCCAGAGGACCACTGGTCAGCAGATCCGCACACCGCCCATGAGATCGAGCGGATGCAGCGCGTTCGCAAGATCGAACAGGCGGGGGTCTTCCGGCTGGACGGCATCAACGACGGACACCATCGGGAGCGGATAGGCAACGCGGTGCCGCGCGCAGCAGCAAGGGCGATGGCGGATGTGTTCGGCATGACCCTGCTGCTTTCCGAGGCGGGGGAGACGTTCATGCTCAACAACGTGTCGATTTGGGTGCAGCCGGTGGCGATTGCGTTGAGCGTGGCTCAGCAGGAGGTTGGCGTATGACCGTGTTCCTTCTGCTTTACCTGTGCACGGATGCGACTCGAGCGGATTGCCAGGTGGTAAAGGCTGATAGCTGGAGCGGACCTCACGCTTACGAGAGATGCATTGATGTCGTACCTGACCTCACTGAGGCACTTACCGCGCCCAATCGGGGGCGACATCGCTTCGTTTGTGAAATCCAATCCGACGCCGCGGAACCCGCTGAGCATGTGTCCCGGCCAACCTTTATTCATCAATCGTTTCGGATGTAAGGGGGGCGCAATGAACAACGGAAAATCCTTCCCCTGGAACCTGGACCTAACCGGCATGTGCGACCAGTGCAACAGATCCCGTGCCCACGGCAACCACCAGAAGTGCAGCAAAGCGCGTCAGGCGCTCAACGCCAAGCGTCGGGCCGAGGAAGCCCAAGCCGGTGCCACACCAGCACCTAGAAAAAGTGCCGGCCTGTTCTGGTTACTTCGCCAGCAGTGATCGGCAACACTAAAAACCGCAATACATAAGGCCCGGCGACGGGCCTTTTTTCTTCCTGTTGGCAGAAGCTTTCAATACATCGCGTGGGGACGCATATGGCAGATGGCGTAGAGGCCCGTGGCAATTCGGTACGAGTCTATTTTCGTTTCAATGGCGAGCTGTGCCGGGAGCTGGTGCCCGGAGGCAACACACCGGCCAACCGCGAGCATGCAAAGCGCCTGGTCACAGTCATCGAATACGAGATACAGGCCGGCACCTTCGATTACCGCCGGCACTTTCCCGAGTCGACCAAATTGGCCGAGAACAGCTTCGGGCACTACCTGGACCTATGGTTGACCATCAAGAGCAACAGCGTGGCCGCGACCTCTTTCCGGGGGTACAAGAACAAGGCTGAGGTCCATGTGCGGCCGCGCTGGGGTGACGTTCAGATCGATCAGATTGACCACTTGGACCTGCAGGAGTGGATTCAGGGGCCGCTGTCGAAGCGGCTGAAGAACAAAACCATCCGCGACATCATCAGCAATGTGCGCCAGGTGTTCCGGCTGTACCGCACCCGGAAGAAGGTCGCGCACGACCCAACTGAAGGGTTATTCGTGCGTTTGCCCGATCCAGAGGCGCCGGATCCGTTCACCAGGGCCGAAATCAAGCAGATCCTCGAAACACCGACCAATCGTACTCAGGAGCTGCTGATGGTGCAGTTCATGATTTGGGCAGGGCCGCGGGTGTCGGAGACTATTGCCCTGGCATGGGAGGATGTCGATCTGAAACAGGGGACAGTGACTTTCCGCCGATCCAAGGTGCGGGGAGCCTATCGCGTGACGAAAACCCGGCGCTCTACTCGCAAGGTGCGTCTGCTGGAGCCTGCCTGGGATGCCCTACGCAAGTTGGACACGATCAACCAGCTCAAGACCGTTGACACGGTCGACGTCGTCGAGCGGGACAACAAGACCATCCGCAAGCAAAAGCTGCACTTTGTATTTCTGAACACAAAGAGCGGCGTGCCGCACGTCAGCGACTTTGTCGTGAGGGACAGGTTCTTCAAAGCACACTTGAAAGCGGCCGGCGTTCGCTATCGCGGGCCAGGTCAGTGTCGGCATACCTACGCCAGTCAGTTGCTCACCACTGGTGTGGCTTCGGTTGACTGGATCGCGGAGCAGATGGGGCATACCAGTGCGAATATGATCCGGCAGCACTATGGGACGTGGATCAATGAAGATGGACCAGACGTTATTGCAATACTAGAGCAAGCGCTACGTCTGTAGCGCTTAGATCAAACGTGGCCATTCAAGACGTCGGTTTTACACGCGTCGTTTTCCATGTATTTATTTCAAACAAAACCGCCGCATCCCCGTCATCATTCCAAATGGGTGAACCGGTGTTCCAGTAACACTTATGCCAAGTGACACCAGCGTGAACCGATTTAGAGTACTTCCCTTTCTTGGTGTAGAGCGCGACTCGCTCGCCTTTCTTTGCTTCGACAGGGCCGAACCAATACGTATGACGATGCTTATTTGAGAGCTTCCCAGAAGATGTATATGTCGTGTCTGCAACCATGTAGCGGTTGAGTGTGCAGTCTTCCACCACCGTCATTAACACACGCTCTTCGCTCGCATCTCCATGACCATGAATGCTATCTATTCTGAGCTTCATCACATCTCCTTGTTTAGGTGCAGTATCAAGTGTCGGAGGTGACTTTAACTTCTTTCATGGCATTCTGATAGCACCCATAAGTCCAAGGAGGGATTCGAAATATCGACGAGGCCGCAGCCTCCTACTCGAACCATTCTGCAATTTTTTTTTGAGCCATCTGACAAACGCATGCAGACCGATGCGAGGGGGTTGCATCGCGGGATCAATCATCCAGTCTCTACCTTTACTCTCAGTAGCAGCCGTCATTCCCACGAATGTTCCCATATGAGTTCTTTTTCATCCCCTGAAAACACAAAACCCCTGAAAACTTTAACGTTTTCAGGGGTTTAGTCGTTTCAAATTTGGCGGTGAAGGAGAGATTCGAACTCTCGATACAATTTCTTGTATACACACTTTCCAGGCGTGCTCCTTAAGCCACTCGGACACTTCACCGTATCTCGTCAAACCAGTTCAGTCTGTCGAGGCGCGCTAATGTAGTCGAAAGCCTTTCTGATGGCAAAGGTTTTTTTCAGAATTTTCATGCGGTTAGATGGGTATGCCGGGATGTGCCCGGCGAGGGGTGGTGATTCTGCCATTCTTGGGCATGGGCGGCCTGTGTCTGGGGTCGGTGTTGCGCCCTGCCCCAGGCCTTCCAGTGCTCTCCCTGCGGGGAAAGTCTGACTGGGTAGTCAGTCACGGCGCTTTACCGGGGCGGGCGTGGTGGGTAACGTCTGCGCATGCGCCGCTATAAACAGCCTCTCTATAACAAATCCTACAAGGAACCGCGTCATGAGTGAGTTGATTGCTTACCACCTCGAAGACGGTATCGCGACCCTGACCCTGAGCAACGGCAAGGTGAATGCCATTTCTCCGGATGTGGTCAGTGCGTTTAATACAGCGCTGGACCAGGCCGAGAAAGATCGGGCGGTGGTGATCATCACCGGCACGCCGGGGATCCTGTCGGGTGGTTATGACTTGAAGGTAATGACAGCCGGCCCTAAAGAAGCCATCGGCCTGGTGACGTCGGGTTCGACGTTGGCGCGTCGCCTGTTGTCCCACCCGTTCCCGGTGATTGTGGCGTGCCCTGGGCATGCGGTGGCCAAGGGTGCGTTCCTGTTGTTGTCGGCGGATTATCGGATTGGGGTGGAAGGCCCGTTCAGCATTGGCCTGAATGAGGTGGCGATCGGCATGACCATGCACCACGCCGGTATCGAGCTGGCGCGGGACCGTCTGCGTAAGTCGGCGTTTCATCGGTCGGTGATCAATGCCGAGATGTTTGACCCGCAAGGCGCATTGCAGGCCGGTTTCCTCGACAAGGTGGTGGCACCTGAAGAGCTGCAGGCGGCGGCGCTGGAAGCGGCACGTCAGTTGAAGAAGCTGAATATGAACGCCCATAAGCACACCAAGCTGAAGGTGCGTAAGGCGCTGCTGGAGGCGTTGGATGAGGCAATCATCCAGGATCAGGGGCATATCCTGAGTTAAGCCCTACAACCGAAACATCGAAGCCCGACCTTGCGTCGGGCTTTTTCGTACAAATGAATCCGAAACATCTTTAGCCGCTCTAGCCTGCCTATATCGGCACATGTTGAAACATGTGCTTAAACATCGCCTATCTCCTACCTCTTTACGGGTAATTGCCGAACTCAGTGCACATCCGTACACTGCGCCACCTTTTATCCCGATGGGCCGTGTCGATGCTTTTTCTGTTACGCATGTTATTGATGGGCCTGCACTTTATGGTGGCCGGTGTACTGGGCGTGCTGCTCGGGACCTGCCGGCCGTTCAACCCGGACAACAGCCGCTTGTGCGCGCGTCTCTATGCGCTGCCAGCCATGTGGATCCTGCGCCTGAAGGTGAAGACCGATGTCGACTCCCTGCGCAACAAGCCTGGTACGTGTGTGATCATCGCCAACCACCAGTCCAACTATGACCTGTTTGTGCTGGGCACCGTGGTGCCCCATCGCACCGTGTGTATCGCCAAAAAGAGCCTGAAATGGGTACCGCTGTTCGGCCAGTTGTTCTGGCTGGCGGGCAATGTGCTGATCGACCGCGGCAATGCGCACAAGGCACGTCGCGCGATGCTCACCACCACTCATACGTTGCAGCATCAGGACACGTCGATCTGGGTGTTTCCGGAAGGCACGCGCAACCTGGGCAAAGGCCTGTTGCCGTTCAAGAAAGGCGCGTTTCATATGGCCATCGCCGCTGGCGTGCCCATCGTGCCGGTGTGTGTCAGCAATTACGTCACCCATATGAAGCTCAATCGCTGGAACAGCGGTGATGTGCTCATACGTTCGTTGCCGCCGGTTCCTACTGCGGGCCTGACTTCGGATGACATCCCGCAGTTGATGCAGACCTGTCAGGCGCAGATGGATGAGTGCATTGCTGCGATGGATCGCGACGTGCAATCTGCCTGAACACCTTCCGAGGGGCCTGGCCCCCCACGCAAACAAGCTTGCTCGTCACAAAAAGCGAGCACCTGCAAACGCCGCAACGGAACGTCATTCAAGCTAAGCTGCCCAACACCTGTCCTCCTAATAAGAAGTGATCAGCACCATGGGTAGAGTTGTTGCGGCCGCCGTGTACAGCGCCGGAAAGAAAGTCACTGATATCACCCTCGACGAAGGCGCGGCCTGGGCCGCCAAACCCGGGCACTTTGTGTGGATCGGCCTGGAAGAGCCCAACGCCCAGGAGCTGGCCAACCTGCAACGCCAGTTCAACCTGCATGAACTGGCCATCGAAGATGCCCTGGAAAAACACAGCCGCCCCAAGCTGGAAACCTTCGGCGACGCACTGTTTATCGTCACCTATTCACCGGTGCGCGAGAACGGCAAGCTGGAGTTTATCGAGACCCATATCTTCGCCGGCAACGGCTACATCATCACTGCGCGTAACGGCCATTCGGCGTCCTACGGCTTTGTTCGGCAACGCTGTGAGGCTCGGCCGCTATTGCTGGAGCATGGGGAAGATTTCGTACTCTATGCCCTGCTGGATTTTGTCACCGAGAACTACCAGCCGGTCAGCGAGGCGATCCACGCCGAGATCGATGAACTGGAGCACAACGTGCTGTGCAGCTCGCTGAGCGAGCGCGATATCCAGAAGATCCATGGCCTGCGCCGCGACGTGCTGCGACTCAAGCGCTATGTGGCGCCGATGGTGGAGATCAGCCAGGAACTGCAGAAGCTGAGCTTCCCGTTTATCGACAAGAACATGCGCCCGTATTTCCGTGACGTGCAGATCCACGTCACGCGGCAGATGGAAGACCTCACCACCCTGCGCGATATCGCCAGCCAGACCATCGAGATCGGTGTGTTGCTTGAGGC